GGGACTCCTGTACTCCCAATACAAGTAGGTTCACACACAGAAGAACAAACTACCACTACTAAGAACCAACCTATACTAGAAGTATGTAACTACAATAATATAGTTATAGATCCTACGTGTAACGGGAATATACAGGAAGCAAAGTTTGTAGTGTATAGTTTTGAATCTTCTCTTTCGGAATTGAAAAAAGATGGTAGATATAAAAATTTAGACTCAATTAACTTTGATGATAACTCTATTCTTAATGAACCAGATCATGCTATTGCAGATGATAGTAACTTTGTTTTCCAGGATACAGCAAGGAAACAAGTTATAGTAAAAGAATACTGGGGATATTGGGACATACACGACACAGAAGAAGTAGTACCGTTTGTTGCTTCATGGGTAGGGAGTACTATTATCAGGCTAGAAGAAAATCCGTATCCGGATAAAGAGTTACCTTTTGTTTTAGTTCAATATTTACCTAAAAGAAGAAGTATATACGGAGAACCTGATGCTCATTTGTTAGAAGATAATCAAAAGATTATCGGAGCAGTAACTAGAGGGATAATAGATGTTATTGGTAGAAGTGCGAATGGCCAACAAGGTATTCGCAAAGATGCTTTAGATATTACTAATTCTAGGAAATTTGAAAGAGGGGAAGACTTTAAGTTTAATGCTAATACAGACCCTAAGTCTGCTTTCTATATGGAAACTTATCCAGAGATTCCTAGATCTGCATTAGAAGTACTAAATATGCAGAATAATGAAGCAGAATCACTTACAGGCATAAAAGCATTTACTCAAGGTATCTCAGGGCAAGCTTTAGGGTCTACAGCAACTGGTATTAGATCTGCTCTTGATGCTACATCAAAAAGAGAATTAGGTATCCTTAGGCGGCTCTCTGATGGTTTAAACCAAATTGGGCGAAAAGTTATATCTATGAATGCTGAATTTCTTGATGATGAAGAAATTATAAGAATAACTAACAATGAATTAGTTGCTATTAATAGAGATGATTTAGGCGGTACATACGATATTAAACTAAATATATCTACTGCAGAAGCTGATAACGAAAAAGCACAAGAATTAGCATTCATGTTACAGACAATGGGTAACTCTTTACCATTAGATATGTCTAAGATGGTTTTAAGTGATATTGCCCGACTAAGGAAAATGCCTGAGTTAGCTAAACAAATTGCAGAATACCAATCTCAGCCTGATCCGCTAGCTCAACAGAAAGCACAACTAGAATTGCAGTTACTACAAGCACAAATAGCTAATGAGACTGCTAAAGGACGAGAAAATGCTATAGATGTTCAGTATAAAACAGCTAAAACTAGAACTGAAATGGCTAAAGCTAGAGGAATGGACAGTGTGTCTGACTTAAAAGATTTAGACTTTTTAGAGCAAGAATCTGGTGTAGGAAGGGAACATGAGAATCAAATAACTTCGTTAAAGCATAATCAAAACATGGAATCTAAAGATCATAGTAGATTATCCGATCTTGATAGATTAGCTTTTCAAAATATGGCACAACCAACAGATAGTACTCAATAATGAATGATTTAGAACATGTAGACATACAGATAACTACAGCAGAAAAACTGATTTTAATGAGAGATAATTTTTATAAGTTATCTGAGAATAAACACTTTAAAGAAATAATTATGAATGATTATTTCAAAGAAGAAGCAGCCAGGTTAGTCATGGCTAAAAGTAATGCTAGCTTAGATGAATCACAACAACGTTCCATTGATTACATGATTGCTGGGATAGGTAGTTTATCTAATTATTTTGATATGATCATCCGTCGAGGTAATGAAATGGAAGTTAGCATGAAAGATTTTGAACAAACCAGAGAAGAAATTCTCGCAGAGGAGGTTAATTAATTATGGATAATGTATTAGGTCTTTCAGATGATGAGTTCTTAAAGAAGAATCAAGAAGAACTCTCAGCAACAGAAGATTCTCAAGAATCAACTGACACAGTTACAACTGAAGGAGACATTGCTGATGATACTATTAGTAATGAAAGTAATAATGCTACTGGCGACAACCAAGAGATTGTTGAAGAAGACACTTCAAAGGAAGAACTGGACACTTTGCCTAAGGAGACTCAAGCAGATGCTCAACCTTTCACTGAAGATACTAATTCAGAATCTATTGATGCAGATAGTAATGAAAAGAATACAGACACACCTGAGGATACACCTCAAGAGACTGATACTTTTGATTACGAGAATGCATACAACCAGGTAACAGCTCCATTCAAGGCTAATGGTGCAACTATGCAGGTCAAATCACCTGAAGATATAGTTAGGTTAATGCAGATGGGCGCAGGTGCTCAGAAGCAAATGGCTAAACTAAAACCTAATCTTAAATTAATTAAGATGTTGGAGAATAATAATCTTCTGGATGAACGTAGATTAAATAATTTAATTGATCTATCTAAAAATGACAGCAAAGCTATTGCTAAATTAGTTAAGGATAGTGGGGTAGACCCTGATGACATTGACATAGAGAATGCCAGTACTTATCAACCTAATAATTATACTGTAACAGATAGTGAGTATGAACTAGATCAGGTACTAGATAGCATAAAGCACACAGATACTTTTGATAAAACCATCGACTTACTAACGTCAGAATGGGATGACAAGAGTAAAACGTTTGTATCAGAAAACCCTAATGTAATTAAGGTAATTAATGATCATATGCTAAACGGTGTCTATGATAAAGTGAATGCTATTATGCAACAAGATAAGGCTCTAGGTAAGTTATCTGGAGTATCTGATGTTGATGCATATAAACAAATTATAGATATGTTAGCTAAAAATGGGGAACTTATTGATGGAAATCAGCAAGAACCTGTGCAATCTAACATAACGGATATAGGAGATGCTGGTTCGGTTAAGCGTAAGCAAAATCGTAAAGCAGCAGCTCCTACTAAACAAACAAATACTAGCAATAATTCTAAACAGGATGTTAGTTATCTAACATTGTCTGATGATGAATTTATGGCTAAGTATGCTTAATCTTAAATTAAATTAAAAGGAGGTCACTATGGCCGAACAACAATATAATGATCCGGGCACAACTGCTTCAAGTATTGGAGCACAAGCTCGTACTGATTTTTACGAGAAAAAAGCGATTATCGCTGTTAGAGATAAACAGTATTTTTCTCCTTTGGCTAATGTCAAAGCAATGCCTAAAAATATGGGTAAGAAAATTAAGCAGGACGTATATGTTCCTTTGCTTGATGATCGTAATATAAACGATCAAGGTTTAAATGCAGCAGGTTTAATTATTACTCCGTCTAAATGGCAGGCGTGGGAGTCAAACGGTGTAGAGGCAGTAACTGGTACAGGGTGGAATGCACCCACAGCAACTACTGCAGGATTCTTTGCTACTGAAGCTAACGCACAAACTGCTGCAGGGAACTATGGTAGTATTGCGGAAACTGGAGGTCATATATACGGTAGTAATAAAGATATTGGAGCTATTGCTGCTAAAATTCCTGCTCTTTCCGAGTCAGGTGGACGTGTAAACAGAATTGGGTTTACTCGTTTGCAAGTAGAAGCTGATCTAAAGAAACGTGGATTCTTTGTTGAGTATACGCAAGAATCTGTGGATTTTGACAGTGATGCTGATCTCTTAGCTCACATTACTGAGGAATCAGTAGTAGGTGCTAATGAGCTAACAGAAGCAGAACTGCAAAATGATTTGCTTAATACAGCATCAGGAGACGGTACTACTATGTTCGTTACTACTGACGCTGTTGATACTGAAATAATTTCCACCGGTGACGTAGGTACTAAATCTTCTGTAAATGGTTTAGTTGTATATAAAGATCTTATGCGTTTATCTATTGCTTTAGATGACCAGAAGACTCCTAAATCAACTAAAATTATTTCAGGTTCCCGTATGACTGATACTAAAACCATCAATGGTGGACGTATTATGTATATTGGTTCTGAAATGATCCCTGCTTTACGGGCCATGGTCGATTTACACAGTAATCCTGCTTTTGTTGGCGTAGAGAAATATGCTGATGCAGGTAATATACTAAATGGTGAAATTGGTACCGTTGATAACTTTCGCATTGTTGTAGTTCCTGAAATGCAATATGGCGAAGGAAAGGGAGCAAGTAATATAGATATTTATCCTATGCTTGTTGTTGGTGATGGCGCGTTTACTACTGTTGGTTTCCAAACTGACGGTAAAAGTGTTAAATTCGTTATTAACCATAAAAAACCTGGAAGTGAAATTTCAGATTTAGCTAATCCTTATGGTGAAAAAGGATTCTATAGTATCAAATGGTACTATGGTTTTCTCGCTATGCGCCCAGAACGCTTAGGTGTTATTTGGACTAAAGCGGATTAGTCATTAAGTAAATGTTCTCCTGTTACTCATTGTAATTAAGCTTTGAGTAATGGGAGAATTATATAAACTATAACTATAAAAAATTATGGATATTGAAAATATGGATATTGAGGATGTTAAAGCAGAATTAACTGGCCGAGGCATCAAGATGCATCATAAAACTAATGCAATTAAGCTTAGAAAGACACTACAAGACGATGTAGATAAAAATGATACTAAAGTACCTGTAGAAGTAAAATCTTCGCCTGTAAAGCCTGTTAAGGTTAAAAAGAAGCCTGAAATGACTTTAGAAGAGAAATGTTTACATTTAAAAAGAATTATAGTTACACCAAATGATCCTGAATTGTCTGGTCACGCAGGACTAGTATTCACAGTTTTAGTTAGTGGAGTAAATAACGGAAAAGCTATTAAAAAGTATGTACCATTTAATAATGAAGAAGGATGGCATGTACCTAATGTTATTTGTAATCAGATTGCTAATGCAGAAATGCAAAAATTTAAGTCTGTTAAAGCA